TGCTCTAAACCCAACAAATCCAAATGATGCTATGACCTTGCGGTATCAAGCCATACAAAAGGCTGTTGAGGCTGGCAAGCAGGTTGCACCTAGAGTTAGCGTTCCATCTGGAATGACTCAGGCTCAGGCAGAGTCCATTGAGTTGGGTAAAAATCTTGATGCAGCCCGTTATGCTGCAAGAGTTCCTGGGACTACAGACAGAGATATATTTGGACCTGGCGGAATTGTTAGCACCGCAACTGGCGTAACTACCGGTGCTGGTGGTAGCCCAGGAGTAGGACTTGGCGGAATAACTAATTCATACACAGCAGAAGATTTTACTCCAGATGGTCAATTCAAGGACAAAAAGCCTGGACCATCCGGAGAAATGAAAGATGCTTTTGCAATGCTCAAGGATTTGTTTATGCAGTATGACCTTGAGGAGTTGCTACCTGCTATCAATGAGTTGATGGTATCTGGAGTTGGTCCGGCAGCAGCAACGCTTGCGCTCAAGACTGACCCTAAGTACAACAAAGATGCTGCTGGCAACGCCATTGGCTATGCCAGAAGGTTTGCCGGAAATGAACTGCGTCGCAAGCAAGGGCTAAATGTTCTATCTGAAGCCGAGTATCTTGCATTGGAAAATAGCTATTCAGAAACCCTTACTGCTTATGGACTTGTTGATTATTTTGGTCCAAAGGGTAAAGAGCGTACACAGAGAATGGCAGAAGTAATCGGCGCCAACATCTCTGCCGTTGAGTTCAACGATAGGGTCAACACTTCCTATAGCAGAGTAATCAATACAGACAAGGCAACAAGAGATTCGTTCAAGTTGTTGTACGGGATTACAGATTCTGACCTTACTCGCTACTTCCTTGACCCGAAGAATAATGTCAACGTGCTCAAGGAGAAGGTTACTACCGCAGAAATCTATGGCTCTGCCGTGGCACAAGGATTGGCTGGCAGCCTAGAGATTTCTACAGAACTAGCCAAGCTTGGCGTAGACAAGCAGTTAGCTCGACAGGGTTATTCCGTCATAGCGGAGGTGTTGCCAGAGGCAACGAAGCTCAGCCAAATCTATGAAGAACTACCTGCATATACACAGCAGACCGCAGAAGCCGAAGTCTTCCAAGGACTTGCCTCTGCACAGCGCACACGGCAGCGTTTAGTCCAGAGAGAAACCGCAGAATTTAGCGGAGAGTCTGGACTTAGTACTTCCGCATTAGACCGCCAAGTAGGCGGACGAATCTAGATTCCTGACGTGGACCGACCAGCCCCACGCAGCGTATAAGACTGGGAGCAAGAGCCAGCCTACCTACCCCTGAGTAGAACTGTGGCTTGCGACAACTACAAACAGAAAGGGTGGTTGCTATGAGCAACAACTACTGGGATGAAGACGAAGACGACCTAGATACACCGGAACAGCAATTGTCTGACAACGACTTAGTAAAGAAGTTGCGTAAGGCAAAGCGTGCTGATGAAAAGCGTATCAAGGAACTTAGCGAACAACTTGATGGATTCCTCAAGGAGAAGCGCGAAAGAACCGTCACTGAAGTCCTAGCAAAAAAGGGAGTAAACGCTAAGGCTGCACGCCTTATCCTCAAAGATGTAGACGATGCCACTGAGGAGTCTATTGACTCTTGGCTCCGTGATAACGGAGATTTGATTGGCTATAGCCCACAAACTGAGGTACAAGAAAAGCAGCAAGACCTGGCTGCATTACGTCAACAGGATGTAATTGCTCAGGGTGGTATTACTCCAGACAAAGCCGTAGACCTTGAAACTCGTATGGCAAATGCGGGTTCAATGGACGAGCTAATTAGCTTGCTACGCAATTCCTAATCGTTCATAGTCACTTGGAGGTGACAACTCAATGGCATATACCGATACATCGTCCGGCTCGCTGGGCGGTACCGTTGGTGGTGCTGGTCTAGTTCAGAAGGCGTATGACCGCCTTCTCGAGTTCGCTCTCCGTTCAGAACCACTTATTCGTTCTGTTGCAGATAAGCGCCCAGCCCGTCAAGCTTTCCCAGGTTCAACCGTAGTGCTTCAGCGCTATGTTGACCTCGCTCAGGCTACAACGCCTCTTACTGAGACAACTGACCCAGATGCAGTTGCTCTCTCAACCCCGACCTCCGTTACCATCACTCTTCAGGAGTATGGCAATCCGGTCCTCGTAACCCGTGCACTCGAGCTTTTCTCGCTCGCTGATGTTGACCCAGCAATTGCAAATATCGTTGCATACAACCTTGCTGACTCAATCGACGCAGTTGCGATGACCACGCTTGGTGGCGGAACAAACGTCCTCTATGGTGGCAACGCAACCGCAACTGCAAACGTTGACGCTTCTGACACCATTGACTCTGCAGATATTCGTCGTGCAGTTGCTAAGCTCCGTGCCAACAAGGCTAAGGCTCGTCGTGGGTCTTACTACTGGTGCGGTATTCACCCAGAGGTCTCACACGACCTCCGTGCTGAGTCCGGCAACCTTGGATGGAACTTCGTCCACGCACAGAGCAACCCAGCTGTTGATAACATCTGGGCTGGCGAGATTGGCGACTACGAGGGTGCATTCTTCGTTGAGTCCCCACGTCTCTTCAATGCAAAGGTCGGCGCTGACCAGACCCCACTTGCAACCACCGCTGTCACCGTTGCTGGTACTTCCGGAGGCTTCACCGTTGGTGTTGCTTCTTCGGCAGTCATCGCAACTCGTGCTGAGGTTGGCGACAAGATTACTGCAACCGGTATGGGAACTGGCGCGAAGATTACTTCGATTGCTACTTCCGGTAACAACGTTATCTTCACCGTTGACGTTGCTAACACCACTGCGGTAGCAACAACCGCTGCTGTTCAGGTTACTCCAGTAACCCGCGTCTTCGACACCATCCTCTGCGGACAGCAGGCGATGGCAGAAGCCGTTGCTGAAGAGCCACACATCGTTATCGGTAATGTCACCGATAAGTTGATGCGTTTCCGTCCAATCGGATGGTATGGCGTTCTCGGCTTTGCCCGTTATCGTGAGGAAGCACTCTTCCGCATCGAGACTGGTTCTTCAATCGCTGCTCTCTAGTTGATTGACTGACGGGCTGGGGCAACCCAGCCTGTTGGTAAGTTCACTAGAAAGGACTGAGATGGCTGAGTGGTTATTCAAAACACCTACTGTAAAAGAAGGTCCTGCTGGTGGAGCTAGGTTGTTTTACTTCTACAAGTTAGACCGTGGTATCACTATTGTTAGATTAGACAATGGTAGTTATGCACAGATTCGCTATCCACAGGATGAAGTACTGGCAGATTATCCAGTTGTTTATCGTGGCGGGTATAACCATATTGTTGATGATGCTACCAAAGCATCGTTGATTGCTGGCAATGTTGGGGTGACGGAGGCAAATTTTACAGCGCTATGAAACATTGGGAAGCCCATCCAGAGTTTGTTGAGGGGTGCTTTGGGTGCAAGGGACTAACTCTCAGTATGAATGCTGGTGATGCGGATAGCCGTCGGGTTACTCCCAACAAGCGATTCAATAAAGAATTGGATGCCTATGCAGAAGCTAGGGCTAATGGCATTCAGCCTGCTGGAACTTCTATGCAGAAGATTCAAGAGGCAGTAAAGGCTAGTGAAACACTTGGGCGTCCATATGACGCTGGCAAGATGCCACCAGCTAAGCACATCAATAAAAAATCCGTAGAGGTAATGAAAGAACTAGGAGTATAGATATGCCAATGGTAGGCGCAAAGAAGTTTCCATACACAGCTAAGGGCAAGAAGATGGCTAAGGCTGAGGAAAAGAAGATGATGATGAAGAAGATGGCTAAGAAGGCTCCAGTCAAGAAGATGGCAGCCAAGAGAATGAAGAAGAAGTAATATGCCAAAGCAAAATAAGCTTGGTGGCAAAACCCGTATTGGCAACGAATCACGCATTGCTCGATATATCGAGAATGCAGCCAAGGAGTATGCAGAGTGGAATGAGCGAGGCAGAACAGACGACGAAGGTGGTCAGTTCTGGGGAGCTATTCTTCAGGGACGACGCTATAACCAAAAAGGAAAGCAGAAGAAGTAATGAAGGCTAAAAAGGGTATGGGCTTCAAAGCAGCCCAGAAGCAAATTGCCAAGAAGCAGGGTATTTCTATGGAGCGTGCTGGTGCAATCCTTGCAACCGGTGCTCGTAAGGCTTCTGCTGCTGCAAAGAAGAAGAATCCAAACCTCAAGAAGGTAAAGGGTAAGGCGAAAAAGTAATGGCTAAGAGTCCAGCGTGGCAACGTAAAGCAGGTAAAAATCCAAAGGGCGGTCTCAACGCCAAGGGTCGTGCTTCCGCTAGGGCACAAGGTATGAACCTCAAGCCTCCTGTCAAGAAGCAGGAGGCAGCCAGGTCTAAGAAGGCAGCCGGACGGCGCAAGTCATTCTGCTCCCGTATGTGTGGGATGAAGGCAAAGCTCACATCAGCCAAGACAGCCAAAGACCCTAACTCCAGAATCAACAAGTCCCTTCGGGCTTGGGATTGCAGTTGCCGATGAATAAGAAAGCTTTCTGGGACAAGAAGAACCCAAAGAAGAAATCCACAAAGCTGACTCCAGCCCAAAAGGCTGCAGCTAAGAAGCGTGCAAAAGCAGCGGGACGACCATATCCAAACC